CTGCTATTGGATTCGGATGGATGCCAAGTGTTCGAAGCCGTTCCAGCGCACCGGATTCAAGCACAAGCGGCTGAAGGAATATGTTCTGAAACATCGTGGCGAACTCCTGGCCGCACTGCTCACGCTGGCGCGGGCGTGGTTTGTCGCCGGACGGCCCGAGCCGAGGCTGACTCCTGTTGGCGGTTTCGAAGATTGGTCCGTAATCGTTGGGGGCATCCTCCAGCACGCCGGCATTGAGGGTTTCCTGGACAACTCCAACGAGCTGTATGAGCAGGCCGACATCGAATCGATCCAGTGGGAAGCGTTCCTGAAGATGTTGGACACCGTTTTCTACAGCGAGCCGTTCACCGTCGCGCAGGTATGGGAGCGGATGAACGACAAGACCTGGAATGAATCCACCAGGCAGTCGCAGGTGACCGATCGTGCCGAAGGCCTGCGCGCCGCTCTGCCCGACTTCATCGCCCAGGCCATGGACCGGGAGGGCTTCTTCAAACAGCGCCTGGGCTTTGCGTTCAGCGAGCACCTTGGCCGGCGCTACGGCGATTCCCAGGTGCGGATTGAACGGGACGTTCACGACCGCCATGAGAAGGTGGCGCGCTGGAAGGTGGTGCGGAATGGTTGATAACAGCATGGCTATCCCCGCTATCCCCGCCGATTTGCGGGGAAAGGAAATAGCTATCCCCGCAGGTTATCTCCATGAAAGCAAAGAGACTGCGGGGATAGCGGGGATAGAAACCAACCCCAGTATGTGCGGGAGAAAAAATCACGTGTGCCACATGCGATTGCACGCGTTGGAAATAGAGAGCGTTGGTTTCTATCCCCGCTTTCCCCGCAGCGCCCGTGTTTTCAAGCATTTAACCTGCGGGGATAGGATCCGGAAACAATCCTCATCTTGTGAACTCCACAAGATGAAGTGCGGAGCGGCGGCCTATTCCCGGCGGTGAAGGTCCAGAGGAATGGAGAGGAGCAAAACGATGAGCACTTACAAATACGTCAACGGCGCACTCGAACCAATCGAGCCGCCGGAATTTGCACCGGAGTTGAAGTGGGGACCAGTGGGCGATCCATCTGCCAGCAACGGCGAAGATTACGCCTGGTATTGTGGCCTTCCTTCGGAAGCGTTCTCTGCCGGCCTCGCGGAAGGATTCAGCGTCAGCGTATACCGCGCCACAACAGAGCGGGCACCGTATCCCTACATGGCCTTCGTCGACCTCAGCGACGACTGTCCCGACGAGATTCATTTCCCGGAACTTCGGGATGTGATCGCGTATGCGCGGGAGCACGCCCAACTGCTCCAACTCACGGTGCTGGCGGGGATTGTGGATCGCATTGATGAGGTCATGAAATGGCTGTTCGATGCCGACCGCGGTCTGTTCCGCGATCACGTCCGGGAAAGCTATTACCGAGAGCGGAAAGCGGCGGAAGCGCGCCGCGCCAAGCGAGCCGGGCTGGCAGGAAACGCGGGGAAGGTGCCGGCGGCATGATTGATGGCCAAAAGGGCTGCCCAGCCGGTTTTTTGGGACCTGGTCTTGGGCTGGCCGCGCGCGGGTGAAGCAGTGGCGGAGAAAGCCTGCGTTTGGAACTATTTGCAAGTTGACGGAGGTTGACGGTTGACACCATGGGCATGATCTCTCTCCGAGAATTCGCGCGGCGGAACGGCATCAGCGCGGAAGCTGTCTCGAAAGCGGTGAAAACCGGCAGGCTCCCCGCCCATGATGGAAAGCTCGATCCCGCAGAGGCCCAGGCCGCCTGGGACCGGAGCAAAGATCCGGCCCGCGCCGGCCGGAAGTTGCCGCGTTCCACTGCGGAAGTTCCGCAGTCAAAGCCCGAGCAATCTGCACCAACGCCAGTTCCATCTGGATTCGGCGGGCACTCCTACACCGAAGTGAAAACCCGCCGCGAGGGCGTGCGGCTCATGCGCGATCAGGTTGAGTTGAAGCGTTTGTTAGGCGAACTGGTGGACGCCACCCAGGTGCGCCGTGAGATCGACAGCATGATCTACAACGCCAAATCCAAGCTGCTGGCGCTTGGCCACAAACTCGCGCCTCGCCTGGCGGTGGAGAGTGATGCTGCCAAGTGCAAAGAGATCGTCGACGATGAGATCCGCCAGATTCTTGCGGACTTCGCCGCATTCGGAGGCCAGCAATGAATCCGCAAGAACTGGTGATCGACGCATCGCGTGCCTGGGCGCCGCCGCCGAAAATGACGGTTTCCGAGTGGGCCGATCACTACCGCTTTCTCTCATCAGAGTCGGGCGCCGCCGCCGGCAAATGGCATACCCTGCCCTTCCAGCGGAAAATCTTCGATGCCTTCTGCGATCCCGGTGTGCACACGGTGGTGGTGATGAGCGCCACCCAGTTGGTGAAAACGGTCTTCATCGAGAACGCCTTGGGTTACATCATGGATCGCGATCCCGGACCCGCGCTGCTGATCGTGCCGCGCGATTCGGATGCCGAGCGCTTCTCCAAGATCCGGCTGGCGCCGATGATCCGCGACACCGCCTGCCTGCGGGAGAAGGTGTCGGACGTGAAGACGGCGCGGAGCACGAACACGCTGAACTACAAGGCATTCCCAGGCGGCCACTTGACCATCGCCGCGGCGGGTTCGCCCGGCAACCTGGCGGCGCTGCCCATCCGCTTCTTGCTCTGCGACGAAATTGATAAGTATCCGGCGTCCAGCGGATCGGAAGGTGATCCGATCAGTTTAGCCCTCAAGCGGCAGGCCACATTCTGGAACCGCAAGACCGTCCTGTGCTGCTCGCCAACCATCGATGGCGAATCGCGCATCCAGAAAGCTTTCGATGGCTCGGATCAGCGGCATTACCAGGTGAGTTGCCCTGCCTGCGGCGCCTTCCAGCCCCTTTGTTGGCAGCAGGTGAAGTGGGACAACAGCCTGTCCACGAAAGAGGAGCGCGCCAGGACGGCACATTACGAATGCGCGCACTGCCAGGCCGGATGGAATGATGTACAACGTTGGCGCGCCGTGGAAACCGGCCACTGGGTGGCAAGCTCGGTATGCAACGGCGTCGCCGGCTTCCACATCAGCGAACTCTATTCGCCATGGAAGAAGCTCTCGGAAATCGTCCAGGATTTTCTCGCGAAGAAAGATGATCCCGAGCAGCTCAAGACCTTTGTGAACACCTCGCTGGCCGAGACCTTCGTTCTGCGCGGCGAAGCTCCGGCGGCCGAGGCGATCTACGGCAAGCGCGAGTTCTACGAACAGGGGGTGGCGCCCGCCGGATGCCTCGTCCTCACCATGTTCGTCGATGTCCAGCAGGATCGCCTGGAATGCGAACTCAAGGGCTGGGGCCGCGATGGTCAGAGCTGGTCTGTTGGTGCCGAGGTGATCGCTGGCGACACGTCGCAGCAAGCGGTGTGGGAAATGCTGCATACGGTCATCCAGCAGGAGTGGCCCCACGCCAACGGTGGAAGCCTGCCGGTGTGGGCCGTGGGCATCGATTCCGGGTATCGGCCGCAGAAGGTGTACGACTTCTGTGCGCGCTACGCGCAGCCGGCCTATGGACCAGCGGGCGTGAAGTTGTGCGCGGTGCGGACGGTGGTGCCCACCAAGGGTGGCCACGGCTGGGACCGGGCCATCGAGGGTTTTTCGCCGGTGGATGCGGCAAAGAAGCGCGGTGGGGTGCGCATCCTGACGCTGGGCGCCTCCTATCTCAAACAGGCGGTCTATGATGCTCTGCGCCTTCCCGTGCCACCACCGGGCGGCGACTACCCCGCTGGTTACTGGCACTTCCCTAATTACGAATACTCGTGGTTCCAGGGGCTTACGTCGGAGTCGCGAATCGTGCGCGAAAACGGCAAGCCGGAATGGGTGCACGACAAAAGCGTGCGCAATGAGCCGCTGGACCTGGCAGTGGGGAACATGGCGATGTACATCCTGTGCCGCACCAGGCTCGACCGGTGCAGCAACACCGACTGGCGCCGCCTGGAAGAGATCACATCCGGGCCACAGCAGGATACCCCGCAGCCGGAGCCCGCACCAATTCGCCAAGAGCGGGAGCGGTGGATCGAAAAGCGAGATTGGTTCAGCCGGCCATCGGATTACTGAACGGGAGGTATCGATGGTAGAGAACTGCGTCAAGTCAGCTAGCAGCGCTGAGGACAAATGCTCCAAGTGCGGTGCTGTGAAGCCGGAGTTTCACAAAGCCGGGCCGCTGTTCCGGAGGCGCCTGTACTGCGCTGCGTGTTGCCCGGCATGCACAGCGCAGCAGGCAGAGCCGCAGCGAGCGCAAGTAGTACTGCCGGCGCAGGCCGCCACGCAGTGGAAAGACCAGGGCTGGGGGCCGAGAGCGGATGATCCCTGGTATCGGGACGAGCGCCGCCAGCCGCTACGCTGGGTGCCTCGGCACAAGAACTGGTTCGGCAGGCGGCGCCCGTAAGTGCAGAGTTTGTAACTACGAAGTGACTGATCACATGAAAGGAAGGAAGCACATGAACACAGAAGAAATGAAGCAGGAGATCGTGAAGTGGGCCAAACGGGAGGTCGAACTGGCCCGCCAGGAGCAGGCGATCGAAGCCGAGGCGGGCGCCGCCATGCTGGACGCGGAACCAGATTCCGGCGGCGATGCATCGAATCGCCGGGATAGTGGGCTGGCCGAACTTCGCGCGATTGCGGCAGCGGTTCGGGAGGCGCGGCGGAGGCGCGTGGAGGCAATCCGGGCCAAGCGCGCGGCGGAAGCCCAGGGATTCGAAGAGCGCCGTGCCGATCTCGAAGAAGAACACGCCGCTCTCTCTGCGAGAGTGGAGAAGCACAGGAAGGCGCTCACCGACTTGCTGGGCGTCGAGGTCGCGATCATGTCCATGATGCCGGGCACGCTTTCCCGACAACAGGCGCTGCAGGGCCAGATCGGCAACTTGACGGATAAGGTCGCCTGGCTCCAGGGCGCGGCCATCCCGACCGCGGGCGCAATCGATGTGCAGGACGCGACCAGCGTAGAGGCGCTCATCGATGAACTGGCGACGTTCGAAGGAGCGATCCCGCCGATGCAACGGCTCTTGGATTGGGCGAAATCCTGCGAACCGGTGCCGGGTGAAACCTTCGGC